GTCTGCTGGTCCTGCACGATCACCGCGATCGGGATCACCCGCAGCGCCGCCATGATCGCGTCGAGCAGCAGCGTCCACGACGAATCCAGGTCGATGTTCGCGTCGTCAGCCGACGACAGCCACACCACGTAGATGTCGATGGTGTGGTCGAGCCGTTTGAGCCCGTGCAGGCGAGGCATCGTATGCCTGCGCTCCGCCAGCCGCGACGACCACACGTACGCCCGTGGCCCTTCGATCGCCTCCCACGACGGCGGCTGGATGTAGGCGACCAGCGGGTCCGTCTGGCCGGGGACCGCGAGCCCGTCGATGGTGTTCCGGACGATCTGCTGCATCGTGTTGAGCGGCACTAGATCACCCGGCAGAACGGCTGCAGGATGCCCTGCTTGTGCGTCGCTGGGTCACCTTCGATGTCCTTGATGATCGCCTCGATACCTGGCCCGCCGGAGGTGCGGGAGCCGGGAAGCGACTGGATCGTCACCGCGCTCGCGCCGGATTCCAGCACCAGCGCCGCGCAGTACATGATCGTCGCCCACTGGATGATCGGCGGGATCGCCGACATCACCACCCCGACCGGGTGAGGCTGCGTCGTCGCTGTGGCTAAGGTGACGGTGCCTGGCCCGACGGGAATCGACACCCCTCCCGGCACCGTCACGGGGTTGTCGGCGACGACCGAGGCGACCTTGATCTGCTCGGTGTTCGCGCCGTCGTAGATGAACCCGGCCGCCCCCGTCCACGCCGTCACGTCATCCACCCGGAACGACGTCGCCCCGGCGATAGGCGCTGTCAGCAGCCCGGCGTGTGGCCAGCCGTTCAGGTAGGTCAACTCGACGATGTACCCGTTGCGGCCACCGCCCCAGCCGATGTATCCGGGCTGGATCAGGATCGCGTTGTTGATGTCGCCGGCGGACCCGAAGGTGGTGGTGTTGTAGACGCCGAGCGGCGGCGATTCGGGCTGCGCCGCCCCGGCGGGCAGGACTTGCCACTGCCGGGGGAACGACGACCTGGCGGAGCACCGCACAGCGGGCACGGACACGATAGGCACCCGTGACACCAGTGCGCGGGCGACACCGTCCTGGCCGATGGTGAGCCGGTAGTCCGGTCCGTAGGTGTCTTCCGTGTCGAGGGTGGCGCGCAGCGGCTGGTTGCAGAACGAGTCGACCCGGCCGGTCGCGCGCCAGCAGATGTTCGTCTGCTCCGCGAGCTGCTGCTCGGATGTGGCCTTCGGGAACGGGATGATGTTCCACGGCACACCGGTCGGCGCGTTCGCGATGATGTCCGGTGTCACGTACGGCGTCGCCACGTCAACCCACCCCTACCCGCGCGCACTTCGTGCACACCCACTCGCCGCGTTGCTCGTCCCAGGTGCCGTGCCGGTCACAGAACGGTGAATGGCATTGCGCGCACGCCCCGACCGGCACACGCCCCTTCCGGGGGCACAGGCGGCACGCCTTGCGGCCCCGGATACAGCCGCCTTACCTGGCCGACTTGCGGGCTGGTGCCTTCCGCGCCGGAGCCTTCGCCGGCGGCGTGTCGGGTTGCTCGGCGGCGACCGCGGCGTGGGCCTGCTTCGCGAACGCCTCGAACATCCGCGCCGTCATGTCGTCGGCTGCGGTCGCGCGGGCGTCGGCTTCCTTCTGCTCCTGCTGCGTCAGCGGCACCTCCGCCACCGACGCCGCCCACAGCGGGTCGGTCTCCAGCGCCGGTTCGCATTCGACGCAGTCGACCGAGAGGTTCTTGTGGTCCGGGTCGGCCCGGTCGTCCAGGCCGTGCCGGTGGTCGCCGACCGTGATCGACACCACGTCGGAGCGGGCGTACTTCACTATGCAGCCTTCCTGGTGAGCGCCCCGCCGCAGCGTGGGCAGGTGGTGGAGAACGCGTAGCCGACCCAGTTGCACGGCTCGCAGACGTTCGACGGGCCGCCGGTGGTGCCGGTCACGACGGCTTCCACGAAGATGCCGCCGGAGTTGGCCGAGGCCCGTTTGATCGCCTTGATGTGCGCCGGGTTCTCGACGTTGACCCGGCAGTTGCTGGAGTCGTAGCGGGTGCCGTCTTCCATCCGGAACCCGGTCGCACCCTTGGGCGCGATGAAATCAGCCACGTTCGTACTCCGATGGGTGAGGTGGTCGGCCGGGCAGTCACCCTCTACCCGGCCGACCGGCTGGGTTCAGCTGTACGGCGTGGTCGCCGAGACCTGCAGGCCCTGCAGCAGCCCGTTGTACTGCGGCGCTGCGCAGAACAGGGTGCCGTAGAAGAACAGCGAGTAGCGGAACGTGACGTCGATGACGGGCCACGAGATGGACAGGTAGTCCTGCACCATCACGTTCTCCCACACGTTGGAGACGTTCGACCAAGGCTGCGGCAGCTTCCAGCTGAGGAATGTCGCGCTGCCCTGCGGGTAGTACGGGTGCACCTTCAGGTTGATCGTCTTGCGGGTGATCGGGTTGGTGAACTCCGACACCGAGTAGCCGCCCCGGATGCCCGACGTCTCCTGCTGAGAGATCAGGAACCGGTAGTTCGTGTTGCCGCTGGAGTTGGCCAGCGAGTCGGCGAGCCGGGTCAGGTCCCCGCCTTCTGCCCAGAAGTCGTCCGGGTCAGCGAAGATGCCGCTCGCGCCGTCCCACATCGCCTGCAGCGCCGTCTCCATCACCGAACCGGCGAGGGTCTGCCCCACCGACTGGTTGATGTAGCTGGCCTGGATGCCCGACGGGTACACGGCGGCGGTCGCGGCGTGACCGGAGAGCACCGAGACGATGCCCTCGTAGTCGTTCGTGGACGCGGTGCCGGTGTCGGCGGTCGGCGGTGAGGTGACCGCGAGCAGCGTGCCCTTGATCGTGTACTTCTGGCCGCCGACCGTGGCCTGCAGCTTCTCCGTGCCGGTGGTGCCGGACGCGTACACGTTGTAGGCGAGCGCACCCGCCACGGGCGAGATGGTGACGTCCACGACCTGGCCGGCGGTCAGAGCCGCCGTGCTGGCCTCGGAGCTGGCGATCGTCTCCCCGTAGTAGTTCAGGGCGGTGACCTTCACGAACAGCGCCGTGGTGATGCCGATACCGGTCTCGCCGGTGCCCGCAGCGCGGACCGCGAGCGTCGGCGCCGACGGTGTCGACAGTGCCGTGCCGGTCGCGCCGATGATCGCGCGCTCCTCCAGCAGCATCGACTCCTGCAGCAGGATCAGCGACGCGAGACCCGCCGCGTCCTCGAACCCCTGACCAGCGAACTGGGCGAGCCAGCTGACGGCCTCGGTGAGCCCGAAGAACTTGTACGGGATCGACATGTCGTACGCCGTCTGGCTGCCCGACGACGGGAGCTGGTTCGGCCAGTTGTTGCCCGCGAGGCCGCCGCCTGCCGGAAGCTCCGGGATCGACATGCGGTTCGACGAGACGCCGAGCTGGCCGGGAAGCGCACCCGACACGTTGGAGATGACCTTCGCCCGGTGCGTGAGGCCCTGACCGGGCACACGCGGGACGAGGTTGCGGAACGGGGAGTAGACGGGGTAGATGAGCCGGGTCGGCGCGACCAGGTCGAACGGCACCAGGCCGGACGCCAGCGGCGACGCCAACGAGATGTTCTTGCCCAACTCCGCCGACAGCTGCGTCTGCAGCTGCTCCACGAACTGCCGCATCGCGACGTTCGACGGGTTGTTCTGGATGGCCATGCCGAGCGCCGACTGGAACTGCGGCGACAGGCCCTTCACGACCTGGTCGGGGGCGGCGAAGCCCTGCTTGACGGAGTTGCGGTACAGCCGCTCAGCGGCGACCGCCTGCGCGTCGCCGTCGGAGCCGATCGCCTTGCCCTTGACCAGCTCGGGCATGAGCGTCGACATGCGGTCGGCCATCGCGCCCGCCGGGAGCATGGACGCGGCCTTCGTGATGACGTCCGTGTTCGACTCGCCTGGAGACAGAACCTTCTCCAGCGTGCCGGTGATGCGTTCGGTTATATACCCCTCCTACCGGGGTGTCGCAGGTGGCGAGATGAGATCGGCGACGTCCTCGGGACGCGCCTTCGTGAGCAGCTTGGCCAGGGCCGGACCGGACACCGTCGTATCGGGGTGCCGCGCGGCCTTCACCAGCCTGGCCAGCTCAGCCGCCGCCTCGTCGACCCCGGTGTCACCGTGGCCCGCCACGGTCTGCACCTTCTGCAACGACGCCAGTGCTGCTGGCCCGCGAACCGCCGCGAACGCGGGGTCCGGCTGGGCTTCCAACTCGCGGACACGCTTCGTCAACGTGTCCACTTCGCCGGTGAGTGTAGCGGTGTGCTGCGCCACCGCGTCACCCACGACACGCGCGAGCGTGTCGCTGTCGAGGATCGCCCCACTCGGTGAGGTGATCGTGCCGGTGAACTCGATCGAGCCGTCCTGGTGGACCTTCACCAGGTCTGGGACGGCCGACGTCTGGATCGACAGAGCCGCCGACTGGTGCGCCGGACCCGGCGACGCCGGGGTGGGCCGGGCGCCGGCGCGCATGTCGAGGTGCGTCGTGGCCGCGAGATCACCGACGACCGACGAACCCTGGTCGCCGATCGGGGCTGCCGGGGCACCGGTGAACGGGTCCATCGGGCACACACCCGGCGACTGCTGCGCGATGTAGTCGTGCATCGCCGTCAACGTGCTCGCCGCGGTCGCGCCGCCCATACCTGCTGCGGCACCGGCAGCGCCTGCGTTCTTCACCAGGTCCGGCTGCCCGGCCTTCGCCGGGGCGCCGCGTTCGTGGCCGTCGGTGATGTCACCGCGGGTGAACTGCTTCGGGTCCGGGACGTGGGACGCGAGCGGGATACGCGGCGACGTGCCGCCGTTGAGCGGGGCGTGACCTGCGCCGATGTACGGGCGCTTGAACTGGCCGGGCTGGATGTCGGTCGGTGTCGGGTGCGCGTCCGGGTAGTAGTCGGCGAACGCCTTCCGCAGCTCGATCATCCCGGCGTCGAGCGCGTCCTGGTCGGCGTTGCGCAGCTTCACCGCGAGACCGAACCCGAGCCCGAGCCTGGCCACGTCAGCGGCCTGCGTCGGGTCGCCGAGCGCCTTGTTGATCTGCTCCCGGTACCGCTCCGGGTCGACGAGCATGCCGATGCCCTTCACCACCGCGGGGTGCGCGATCAGGACGTCTTCCTCCCGGAACGCGCAGCAGGTCGCGTCGTGCAGGCGACGGGTGTGGTACGCGATCTTCTGCGCGTCGCCGTCGTCGTCTCCGTCGTCTCCGTCGTCGTCGACCTTGCCGTCGCCGTCGTCGTCGCCTTCCTTCGTGAACGGCTTCGCGGCGCCGTCGAACGGCTTCTTCTCGCCGTCCTGGTATTCGCGGCGGGCCTTCGCGACCGGCTTCGACCCGTCGCCGTCACCGTCGATGTCCGGGCCTTCCTCGTCGCCGTCCGGTTCCTGGTGAGCGTCCAGACCACGCTCGGCGTCGCTGCGCTTGACCGCGTCCGGCTCAGCGGACTTCTTGAAGTCGTGGGGGACGTTGCCGGAGCCCTTGCAGTCAGGGCACTGCCGGTGACCCTCCATGATCTTGCCCTTGCCTTCGCAGGTCGGGCATTCCTTCATCCCGTCGTCCTCGCCGTCGGCACCGGCGGCGTCGTCTTTGGTCAGGTCGACCGTGACGCCAGCGGCCTTGTCGCCGCCCTTCCACTCGTCGGGTAGTTGATCCACAAACGCCTGTCCCTTCCGGTGGGCGATAGAGATGATGTTCGACTTGACCTGGTCCGGGTTGTCGGCGTGCCCGATCAGCTTCGACGCGTCGTCCACGTCGCCCGGCGTCACGATCGGGTAGGAGCGGTGCGGCCCGGCGAAGTCCTTCTCGTCGATCTGGTCACGGTCCACGCCGCCGCCGACGCCGGGGTCGAAGTTCCGCTTCACCAGCGCGTACCACGTCGCCGACTCCACAGCCGCCTTCGTGATCACGATCTCCGGCTCGGGTTCGTCGTCGGGTTCGGTCGCGCCGGTGCGGATCTTCGCGAGCATCGCCGGGGTGACCTTCTCGACGACCTCCAGCTGCCCGCCGGCCATCTTCGCCAGGGTGAACTTGCAGGTCGGGTTCGCCGGGAAGTCGACCAGGCTGATCTCCGAGAACACGCCATCGACGACGCGGCCGTTCTTCGCGATGTGGTCGGCGATGATCCTCGGCTTGGAGATGCCGACCGAGTACGCCTGGTAGACGCGGTTCTTCACCAGCTGCACGGCTGTCGGTTCGACCACGTGGGTGCGGACCCAGTAGTCGCCGTTGTCCAGCTCCCGCATCTCCACGGCCTTCCCGGCGGGCGGGAGGTTCGTGGCGTGCATCTGCCGGACGTTGCCCCAGTCCTGGAACCACGACTGCAGCCCCTTGCGGGCGAAGCCCCGGTCGATGATCTGCTCGTCCAGGTCCAGCGCGTCGTTCGTGGCGACACCTTCGACGAACAGCGTGCCGTCCGGATTCTGCGTGTACCGGGTGAACGGGATCACCATCGTGGCGGACGGTGCGTCGGTGGTGTGTGCCACAGACCTCCTACGGGTTGCGGTAGTCGTGCAGATGTTGTGAACGTCGGTGCGTGTGCGGGCGGTAGCCGAGCAGGTCGAGCCGGTCGGTGAGCCGGGTGTCGAGGCGCCAACAGTGCTTGAGCGGGACACCGTCGACTCCGGCTTCGCCTACGCGGGCCAGCAGGTCAGGGTGCCTGTCCTTCAAGCGGGCGGCGAACTTCACCACACCGAGGCCACGGGTCAGGATGTGCGTCGCGACCCCGGCGCCGATCGGGTACGGGCTGGAGCACCACGGCCGACGGCAGTCTTCCATCTCGACCGTCACACCAGCAGCCGGGAGCATGTCGTGCTCGACAATGATCAGGTCACCGGGCGCCAGCCACTGCTCGGCGAGCAGCCGCCAGTACCCGATCTCGTCGCCGACGTCGATCTCGATCAGCTGCGCGTGGTTCGCCTCAGCCCACGCCTTCGTCTCCGGGCGCAGCTTCTCGGCGACGTACGGAACGATCACAGGCATG